GGTCTCTAGCCAGATGGAGTTTATCAAAAGATATACTGAGAAGCTGGACTATGAGGTTGGAATTGATATTGGTGAAAAAGATTATGTGCTAAATATTACAATATGGAAGACATAATTGATTATCTTTGTAAAAAGCATGGGATCTCAAAGACTGCCATGAAAGCTATTACAGAAAGTCCTTTTAGGTTCATATCTGAGGAGATGAGATCTGGAGAATTCAAGAATTTCAATGTCATAGGGCTTGGTAAGTTTGCACTTAAGTCTAAATTCAAGGATCCTGAGGTTTTAGAAGAATTTAAAAAGAGATATAATGTCAAAAATAGGTCAAATTCTGGAAGGTTGGAAGAACCTGGTGTGGGAGAATCAGGAGATTGAGGCTCTTGCAAAAGATAGATTGAAGGTTTGTGGGGAATGTGATTCAAGAAGCAATTATCCACAAGATATTAGCCTGATGTCTAGATGCAATGCTTGTGGATGTGTTATAGAAGCTAAGACAAGATGCAAAGACTGTACATGCCCGCTGAGCAAGTGGGCCAAATGATAGAGATTAGTTATAATATTGATATTGTCAAGGAAGAAGGGGAGAAAATAACTGTATTAAAGAAGAATCTGAAAGTAAAAAAGCTTGTTTTATTGAGTGATATCAAGAATCCTACTCAAGTTTATGATGATAAGGGGCTTGTAACCAAGAATAAATGCAGGATTTTTCTGAAAGATGAGGGGGAAATAGTAATAAATAAGAGTTATGAGGAGGTAAAAAGCCTGATTACACAAGGTGACCAGAAACCTCATACAGCAATAGGATTTAAATACAAAAACTATAATAAAAATGTCAAAAATCGCAGAAGGAATTAAGCCTACTTTGAATAATATCTTGGTGGAGCTTGTGAAGGAGGATAATGTTTTGGTAAAAGGGCCTGCTGGTGATATCATCAGGACCCAATCCAAGGATGCTGAACAGTTTTGCAAGATTGTAGCAGTGGGTAGTCAGGTTACAGATTTGAAACCTGGTGAATATGTGCTTACAAGACCTGGAAAAGCTTATGATGCATTTGATGTTGAGGGAAAGATGTATTCTTTCTTGTCTAATTTTGATGTTATCTCTGTGTTGTCTCCTGAAGTAGTTGACTACTTCAAGAATTCTAAATCAAAGAAACTTAATTACGCACAACCTGATATTAACTAATCATGGATAAGAATATTTCACAAAAACTTATGGCAATGGCTAAGACTTCAAAAGGATCTGATTATGGAACATTCTGTTCTGATTTGTTTGCCTTTGCTGATATTATCAAGATTGCTCACTTGAAAGCAAAAGGTCCTGGGGCATATGCACAGCATGTGGCTCTTGGAGAACTTTATGACTCTGTATCTGATATGGCTGATGATATTACTGAAACCATTCAAGGTTACAAGGGTATTTTGACTATCAGTATTCCTGCAAGCTCTTTCATGGAGCCCATTAGCTACATTAAATCCAAGAGGTCTGAGATTATTTCCAAGATGGAAATCATTTGCAAAGAAATGCCTGATGTAGAGAACAAACTTCAGGATCTTGTAGGTGTCATGAGTAAGACCATCTATAAACTTGAAAACCTGGCATGAGCAACAGCAATATAAGGACAGTCTTAGAACTGTATAAGAAAGGTGATGTGACTATTGATCAAGCTGTCAATCTTTTGGCAACTGATCAAGCTGTCAATCTTTTGGCAGCAGTCATGATTGATAATGCCATGACACCTTCTGCAACTTATAATAGTAACAATTGGACATATACTACAACTTGGGATGAATCTCTTTCAACTGAACAAGAATAAGGTTGAGATATCTTCTCATGCTCTGACCATAAAAGAGTTTAAAGCTGTTTGGGCCAGAGATAAGAGTAAGACCAAGGAACAATCTGTCAAAGAGTTCTCCTACATTTACTTTAGAACAGATTGGAATAGTGTATACCAAAACATGCCTGAAGAAGATAGGCATGAGACACTGAAGGAAGATCTGGATCTTGGGGAAACCTGGGAACCGGATCACCTTGTAGTGCAAGCAATAAAAAAATATGAGGAGTTGCAAGAGACTCCTACAATGAGATATGCCAGATCTGTACGTAAAGCATTCTGGGACATGGTCACTTATTTTGAGAAGATTGACTATGCTGAAAGGGATGTGAAAGGTCAACCTGTGTATAAGATACAAGATGTGACCAAGGCTATGGGAGATTCTGGTAAACTCATTGATAGTGTAAAAAAGCTTGAAGCCATTGTAAAGAAGGAACAGATAGAATCTAGCAGGGTTAGGTCTGGTGACGAGCTGAATCCATTTGAAGATCCTGATACAGAAATTTAATGTTGAAAGTTACCAAGACTGCTGCTGGAGAAATTAAGTTGATTTATGAAGGAAGGACTTATGTAATTCCACAAAAAGTCTATAGTCTTCTTGTACAACTGATAAGCACAGATCTTTTAAAAGATGCTAAACACCAATAAGTTTAGAGAAGCAGCAATGCATTATGAGGAGTTTGGGATGTACACCAAATATCCTAAGAATTCAAGGTCTTATCTTAAATTCTGGAAAGAAGAAAAGAGAAGATGTATAGAAGGGTACAAAGCTGAGGATGGTGACTTTATTACAGGTTACCATTATTTTTATCTGAATTATTGTCCAATCTATGTGGTAGTGCCTGAGCTTGATGAGAAAGGTAATATCATATATGGTGATGATGGTAGGATAAAAGGTAAGCGTGAAAAAAAGTTTCCTAAGTTCTGGGACGGAGACTGGCAGTATTTTAATTATTTGGAAGAAGCTGAGAAGCATGGTAAGCATGCAGTAGTCCTTAAGACTCGTGGTAGAGGTTACTCTTTTAAAGGTGCTGCCATGTTGAATAGGAATTACTTCTTGATTCCTGGATCAAAATCTTATGCTGTAGCCGACCAGTCTGCTTACCTTGCTGGTGAAGACGGTATCTTGTCTAAAGCTTGGGAGCAGATGTCTTTCATAGATGAGAATACTGCTTGGGCTAAGAAAAGACACTTCCATGATACTGATACTCACAAGAGAGCTAGTTATAAGATAGTATCGGGAGGCGTTAGTAAAGAGAAGGGTTACATGTCTGATATAATCGGAGTAACTCTTAAGAATGATGCTAACAGAGCCAGGGGTAAACGGGGTAAGCTGATTCTGTTTGAGGAAGCTGGTAAGATGCCTGCTTTGTTACAGGCTTGGCAGGTTGCAAGACCTTCAGTAGAACAGGGTAACACCACCTTTGGTCTTATGGTAGCTTTTGGTACTGGTGGTACTGAAGGAGCAGACTTTGATGGCTTGAGTGAATTGTTTGATAACCCAAAAGGTTATAACGTATTACCAGTAGATAATGTCTGGGATAAGAATCTTGAAGGTACCAAGTGCGGATTCTTCATGCCTGAATACATGAACATGGAAGGTCATTATGATGATGACGGTAATTCCAATATATCCAATGCTATTAAGTCTATTGAGGATGATAGGCAGGGAATACTTCAGTTTACAAAAGATAAGACTGCTTACCGCAGATATGTAGCTGAGAAGCCTGTTAATACCATTGAGGCCAGGATGAAACTCACTGGTAATATTTTTCCTACCACTGACTTATTGAATGTTCTGGCAAGACTTGAGGTGGATCCTAATTATGAGGCTGGATTGTTCAAGGGATTTTTGGAGATAAATGAGCATGGTGAGGTATATTTCAAAGAGGATGCAAAAGCCAGGATTATCTATAATTATCCTCATAAGAAAGAGGATAACACAGATGCGCCAGTCATCATGTATGAGGCGCCAGTTAGATTGGATGATAATTCTATTCCTGCTGGTGTTTATATTGCAGGGATTGACCCTTATGATCATGACCAAGCTACTACTAGTTCATTAGGAAGTACTTTTATACTTAATAAATTGACTAACAGGGTTGTAGCTGAATATACTGCAAGACCTAGTTTAGCAAAGGAGTATTATGAACAAGTTAGAAGACTACTTACTTTTTACAATGCCAGAGCGTTGTATGAAAATGAAAGGAAAGGTATTTTCGATTACTTTGAGTCCAAGCACTCTCTACATTTACTTTGTGAGGAGCCTAGGCTTATTAGAGATGCTACTAAAACCCCTGGGGTAAACAGGAAATTTGGTCTTAAAATGACTGAGCAGATTAAGCGTTATGGCGAGGGTCTGATTAAGACTTGGCTACTTGATCAAGCTGACCAAAAGACTTTTAAGATGAACCTGAGTAGCATAAGATCCATAGGTCTTCTTAAAGAGCTGGCTCAATATGATACTGATCCAAGAAAAAACTTTGACCGTGTCATGGCAATGGTCTGTGTAATGTACCAGTTCCAGGAAGAGAGGGAGTATATTCCTGATATTGATAGCAAGCCTAAATTTGTCCCAATGCACAAGAGGGGATTCTTTGGAAAGTCTGTTTCAGGACCCCCAATGCAAAAAATTTAAATTTGCTATAGCAATTTGTTAAAATCCCTCAAAAATAATATATTTAGTTAGATTTATTTTTATTTTAGTAGATTGCCGTAACTACAATGGAGACAAGAGACTTAAAAGACATAGGCCTAGTATATTTCCCCGTACAGAAAGTTCCTTTTGAAAAGAAGGATAAATCCTGGAGGGAGAGATGTGTTGATGGCGTTATTAATATTGCTTATAACTACGGAAGATCCAGAAGGTCTCCTGCTAGGATAAAGCGTAGAAACTATAATCTGTTTAACAATAAGATCGATAAGGCTGATTTTGACTATGTACTGAATCCTTTTAATCTATCTAAGGAGAAGCTGCGTGAATTCAATTTCCCAGCTTCCCTTCAGCCTTATGACATAGTATCCCCATATTTCCAGTTGCTTTTAGGAGAGGAATCCAAAAGGATGTTCAATCCTATTGTAAGAGCTGTAAATGAGGATGCTGTATCTGAAAAGCAGGAAATGAAGAAAGCTGAGATATTGCAGACTCTTCAGCAAATGCTTATGGGAGATCTTGACCCAAGTCAGATTGATCCTAACAATCCTCCGCCTACCCCAGAAGAACTTAAGAAATACCAGAACTATTCTCCTAAAATGATGAGAGAATCTGTAGCTGATAAGATGCTACAGTTTACTCTTAGAAAAGAGAATATGACTAAGATTTTCAATGACTGCTTTAAAGATGCCCTTATTGCTGGTGAACAAGCTGTAAGAGTTGAGAAGGTAGGCAAGGGAGTAAAAGTGACTAGGGTCAATCCTTTGGAAATCTTTTATGTGCTGAATAACAATTCAGATGAGTTGGATGAGTCTGAGAAAATCTATGAAAGAAACTATCTTACAGTATCAGAAATTGTTGACAATTTCTATGAATACCTTACTGAAGACCAAATCACTGAGCTTGAACAGATACAAGCTGGTGCTATTCCTACTACTGTGTATGGTGCTCCTATTCTTAACATTGGTGAAGTGGACAGCATTTATACTTTTGAAGATGATTATGGGCAAAGGGGCATTCCTGTCCATAGGGTAAGATGGAAGTCTAAACGTAAGATTGGTATCTATTATACTAATGATGGTCAGACTGAAGAATTGGTTGATGAGACCTTTAAAGTAAATAAACAAGACCCAAGCTCTTGGGTAGAGTGGTTCTGGATCAGTGAGTACTGGGAGGGTGTAAGAATTGGTACAGATATGTACCTGCATGATCTTATCCGTCCTAGAAAACAGCAGTTCAGAACTATGGATAATATCTCTGAATGTAAATCAGGATATGTAGGTAACATCTATTCTGCTACTAACTCTCAGTCAGTATCGCTCATGGACAGACTTGTACCTTGGGTATATCTGTATATGATTGTATGGTACAGAACTGAATTGGCTCTGGCTAAGAATCAAGGTAAGATTGCACTTATTGATACATCCTTGATTCCAAGTGGTTGGGATCCTGAGAAGTGGATGTATTATGCACAGGCAATGGGATTTGGTTTTGTGAATTCCTATAATGAGGAAAACAGGACTTTAGGCATGTCTGGGGGTATGAACATGAGTGTTCAGAATAAGGCTCTTGACCTTGAGACCAGTTCTTACATAATCCAACATATCAATCTTCTGCAGCATATTGATGAAAGAATCCAGAATACTGCTGGTATATCAAGACAGAGATTGGGTTCTATCAGTACTAGTGAGCTTGTAGGTAACACTGAAAGAGCTGTTACACAAAGTTCTCACATTACTGAGCCTTACTTTTTCTTGCATGAAGATTTCAAGAGACGTGTATGTGAAGCTGTCATTGAAGTATCTAAAGAGTGTATTGGAGACAAGAGTACTAATTTCCAATTCATTGGTGATGATATGTCTGAAGTGCTTTTCCATGTGGATGCTGAAGATTTTGTAAATGCTGATTATGGAGTATTTGTATCCAACAGTTCTAAAGACCAGTTGGCTCTTCAGGAAATGAAGGGACTTCTCCAAGCTGCTTTGCAAGCTGATAAGATCATGTTGTCTGATGCTATCAATGTACTTAATGGTACAAGCATCTCTGATATGAAAGCTAAGTTGATCAAGTCTGAGCAGGATCTTATCCAGCGTCAGCAGCAACAGCAACAGATGCAGCAAGAAATGCAGCAACAACAGATTGCAGCTCAACAGCAAGCTAATGATCAGAAGATGCAGCTTGAAATGGATAAGCTTGATAGGGAAGATTATAACAAGGAGCAGGATAGACAGAACCAGATACAAGTGGCTGAAATCAAATCCATGTCCTTCTTAAGAGAACAAGATGTCAATCAAAACAACATTCCTGACGTGGTTGAGGAAGCTCAAAAGGCTATTCAAGAAAGAAAAGTACAAGAAGAAAAACTACGGATTGAGAGGGAGAAAATCAAACAAGCAGGTCTTCAAGAAGAGAATAAAAATAAGATGAAGATGAAAGAGCTTGAAATGAAAGAACGCATTGAAAAGCTTAAGATCAAGAATAAGCCTAAGCCTAAGAAGTAATGACTAAGAAAGAGATAGATCTTATTAGTTCCAGGGGACAGGGTAGATACAACCAGACTTATACAGATGAGCATGGTAATGTATATACAGGTCTTATAAATGGGCGCATTGTAAGAAAAATAGATGCTACCCAGACTACTGCAGCGACTACTACTCCAACTACTGTTACTACTACAATTACTCCAAGTATAGCTCTTGATGATCTTACTGATGTAACTTTAACTTCTCCAGCTCCTGGTGAAGCTTTAATATATAATGGTACAGACTGGGTAAATCAAGCTGCTGGAGGTACAGGTACAGTTACTTCTGTACAATTAACAGCAGGTACTGGTGTATCTTTAAGTGGTACTAACCCTATTACTACATCAGGCAATATTACT